GTTCTCATTAATCCACCAAAATTGTTGGTATGCCGGTAATAAGAACCGCCCCACAACCAGCAACAGCTCCAACCGTTAAAACCATCTCGCCATTAATAAATACATTATTAGCTGTATATACTGGCGTAACCCCATGAAATGGAATAGGACATGAGTGCAAGTCTCCATTTACAGGAACCGGAGCGCCTTCCGCCAAAACATTATAGCCGCTTGCCGTTATCATATCACCCCCATGATCGCTCATAGAACCAAGAATAGCTATAATTGGCATATTAAACAGCCTGTAAAGTAGCTAATGTCGATGGAGGTATAACCTGAACGACAAGATTGTTTACTCCCACATCTGTATTTTGAGCATTCCCAACTCCTTGCAGAAATACAGATGTTGATGACATTTGACTTTGAATAGTATTAAAAGCAGTTGTGTCAGTATTTACATATCCTTGTAATGTAGTGGAATTTGCTAAATTAGTTGCTATCACACCTGCCGGGGTTAAAGTTAATGCAGTTAACCCAGCCACAATTCCATTGCAATATGTATTGGTTGACGTCAGAACAGGATTCCCAGTTAAAGCTGTTGTCATTCCAGTTATCAAAGTTGATGAGCTTCCAAACGCTCCCCCTGCGCTATAAACAGCAGCCAATGATGTTCCTATAATCCCGTTTAGATTTGGAACGTTGGAAGTTATGCTCCCCAGACCAGAGATGAGATTGCTATGTGACACAAGATTTGTGGTCGATGTAGTTATAGAATTAAGTGAGTTAATGATATTAGTTCTTTGTAAAGATGTAATCGTCCCAGCAGTTACAAGCGTAGTCAATCCAGATTGGATGGTCCCGGCAGATATTGTATTTAATAAAGTATTGCAGTTTGAAAGAATAGGATTGGAATAGATGGCACTTGCGCCACTCGTTATCGTATTTTCAAAAAGAGTTGCGCCACCACCAGGCAATGTAGCTAAATTTCCATATCCTCCTTGACCCAACAAAACAACTTCACCTGATACGGTATTAACCCCTGTAGCAGCACTTATAATTGCTGGAGCAGATAGATCAATACTGGCTTCTCCAGTTATTTTCACAATTGGACCCAATATGCTAACTTCAGTCTTATCAACCGTTATATTTGAAACGTCAGAGTCGGTCTTTAAAACCACTCCATTAGGCGCGGAAATAACAACAGCATTGGGATCAACACTAGACCAGTTTTTATTACCGACCGGAAAGAATACTAAAGCACTCAAGTTTCCTGGTGGACTAAAGTCTGGAGTTCCAGTCCCAAGACCAGACACCTTCCTTAAACTTACATCAGCCGAAAAGCAAACTCCCTTGTCCCCAGCTTTTATGGGATAGCGTATATATTCTGGCCCAAATACTGGGCAAGTTACTTGCGGAAGGGAGATATTTGCTGGAACTGATATATCAAACGCCACCGTTACGATAGCCCCGTTTACTGACACTACATAGCATGGATAAGACTGCCCGGATGCTTGCAAAGCATTACCAATCTTCCTGTCTGTATAGAAGTTTAAAGATTGGGCAAAGGGTATCTTCTGATCTACACTGGACATCTTATCCTTCTCCACCTAGTGTTATGCCAATATTTACCGATCCCGTCTTGGGTTGAGCATAGGCTTGTATAACCGTTACCCAGCTATTAGCATCCCCCTGTCTAAATATACCGAGATGTCGGACCATGGTCACAAAGAACTCCCCGTGGAATATAGATGAATTCCTATACTGCGATTGGGAATCAGGAGTTGTTAGTATTAATCCGCCACTTGCTGATTGTGCTGGCATCATTATTTTCCCGCCGACCTTAATATCGTAACGCATTACCGTTTTAAAAGTTAAAGCTAACGGACCAATCCAGGTTGGCTGACCGATTAAATCATCAAATTGTATTTGTATTGGAGCTGCAATTACTGGAGCTGTGTAATCATAAACATTTATCACATTCTCTATATAAGAGATTTGTATCCCAGGATAACTTCCCTTTAAGATGCTTCTACTTTTCTCTGATAAAAAGGTAGCAAATTCTCCCAAAGTAAAATATTGAGCATCTATCTGTTCAAAAGCTATTAGATTTGCGCTAATGTTTATATTTATTGAGGAAGCATTTGGAAACACATTCATTAGAGTAGCCCGTATTGATGGCTCTAATGGAGCATTGTTTTCGCATTTAAAGCTAAAGTTGTACGGAGTATTCTGACTTCCAGCAGGTTGTACCATTATTAAGTCTAGTGTTTGGTGGGTTCCCTGCCAATTCCCGTATGCTTGCTGAATTTGGGAATTCATCAATACCCCATACTGACTAGGTTTGGCTAATGGAAGCCCTCTTGCCATTCCGCCCGATACTTTTATATTGCAATACTCGACCGGCACTCCATTACTGTTTGTACTTATGCTTGGATTAAAATTAGCAGCCTGGGATAAAAGAGGCAGTCCAACACCATATATCTTTATGGAAGCCCCTCCAATTGGAGAATTATAGGTGGATACCGGCAAATCCATCTCCACATTCAAGGCGCCAGGTATCGTCTGTCCAGCTATAGTTGTACTGGAGAATGAGCCATTAAAGATAGGTTGACCATTCGACCCATTAATAACCTTTGGCAATCCATTCTGATCTGTAATGGATATTTCATACCGCCTCATTAAATCACCTCAAATTGCTGATTCGGAACGCGATAAACTAATTGAGTTGTAAAGTAACCCGCAGTTAAGGAGATATTGTAGTCAATTGGAGAGCCAATTAACGGCAAACAAACGATCAGGTTATTGTTAAGATTGTATATATTTATGTAATACCGTTCGCTATAAATGTTCCAGGTCACGATAGCGTTATATACATTTCCGTCCAAAGTAACTTGGAATTGAAAGTTTGCATTGCTTGCTGGAGTGAACTTGATGGAATTCGTTGATGTAACTGCTGTACTTTGATTTGTACTGTAGCTAGAAGCTACTCCCTGCGTGTTAATACCTCCGCCCAATAGCGCAGTAGTAACCGAGTTTGGCGTGACACTAGCGGCTCCTGTACCGGTCCAGAGATTGGTCATGGTTGCAATCCGTTTTGTACTGCTGTAAATAATGCACTGAGTGTGTTTTGTGGTCCTTGCGACAACAAGGGTTGGACAAAATCAAACTGCCAGGCATTCTGTGGTTGTTGGCTGTCCGGCCTAGATACGTCACTTAGATGAGTCAAAATACACCCCAGGTATACATAAGATGGGGTCGCTACTATATATGTCCCGCCAGACTGATTGTGTTGGTCTAAAGCATATTTTAGAGCAGTGAAGGTAATCATCTTTGAGACATAACCGTTCTGGGTATTAGCTGGGCAATTCATTAGCATTGATAGTTTTAAAGGTTTGGCTATGATTGCGTTTGCCGCATAACTCTGGTTTGCGAAAGGGAATAAAGCCAATTCATTATCTACCAAAGTAGAACCCGGCAATGGCCTAAAATGTCCAAAATAGCTATTAAGAACTAAAGGATTGCTTCCGCTTAATAGTGAAAGCGTGAAATTAGCAGCTTCAGTAATAGCAATGATTGGTAACATCCCACCAAATACGTTTGAAGCAATACCGCCCTGCATAACGATGGGGGATATTTCGTACCCTAATTGATATGTTGATTTTCCTATATTAGTTGCCATTATCCGACCCCAAGAGCAGTGTAGTATCCACCGGCAGCAAGTAAATTAACATTCGTATCCTGACCCGGAATTTTAACTGTATTTACAGCTAATGATATTGGAGTCGGGTTCCAGCTAACAGGCATTGATTGTGTGGCTCCTGGTGACTGCCCACCTTGGTTATTAGAGCTTCCTATATACCCTCGCGTTTCTTTTGGAAGCTCATCTCTCCAATCCCCGCCCGATTTGGAAGCCTTCTCTATAGCCTTATTCAGATTCCCTTCGCCCCAATTGTATGCAGCTTCAGCTTTCTGAACATCACCTTTATAGTATTTTAACAGTCCCGCTTTCTTTTTAGCCATGGCCTCACCAGCTTCAAAGAAATCAAAAGGATTATTTACGCCGTATTCTTTTTGTGTCCCCGGCATCATCTGGAATGGACCCAGCGCCCTTTGTCCATTAGATGTAATTGGCCCAACATTATTCTTGCCATAACTGGATTCTTTTCTCCATGTTTCATACATGGTCCCAGAAGGAAGCCCATACTTAGCATCCATCTTGCTTAAAAATTCTCTTCCTTGATCTTGGGATGGATTTGCCCCCGTAGTTGGTTTGTCTCCTTGCCCAAAAGTAGCAATACCATTTATGAAGTTTGCCAATCTCATTGCAGCCTTGCCCATATTATCTAAACCTTCAAGGAACCCTTTTATATATTCCTTAAATTCAGGTTTAGCCATGTACTCAGCTAATTCTTGTATCTTTCCACC